TACCCCAGTTTTTTCAACATTGCTTTTTTCTTTTCCTGTGCTTTTACAAACTCAGCAGCAGGAGCAACATTATCTGGTTTGGTAAGGAAGCCACGTGCAAAATCGAGAACGATGTTGCTGTTCTTTTTCTTTTTGTTAGGCATTACTTTTTCTTTGCAGTTTTTGCAGCACGTCGGAAGTTGGCAGCAGTGGGCGCACCCTTAGTGCCAGGCTTTCTCATTTTTTCGCCGCTTCCAGCTTTAATTCTAGCTCTTTTAGCCGCGATGTTGGAATAGAGTCCACGTTTAG